GCTAGTGGCGATCTGGATCCCGCCGTTCGGTCGGATGCTCGAGGTCTTCCCCAAGGACCCCGCGAAAGGGTTCTCGCTCGAGGAGCTTCACGACCTCGTCGGGGACGGCTGCGAGTGCGTCAACATCGTCGAGCTCGCCGACGGCCGGCGGATGGTTCTCGACGATGACGGTCGCTCCAAAGGGTTACCTTTCAACGTCCGCGCGACCGTGTTCTACGCCGTCGGCCGGCCGACCGGATGGGGGGTCGTCGGTAACGTTGTCATCGGGTCGCCGGCCGAGGTACAGTAACTTGCTTGGGTTACCGAAGAGTCGCGCGAATTATGCCGCGGTTCTACCTGCTTGGGTTATTATCTATTCATGTCACCCAGGTCGGGTGAAGGGGAGCACATGAAAAAACTACTCGGAGTGTTCGTCGTCGTCATGGCCGTTTGGATGATCGTCGGTCTCTACCGCGGGGAGACGACCCCGGCGCCGGTCGAGACTCCCGAGCGCGTGAAGCTCGAGATCGAGCAGACGCGAGCGGTCGACGGGGCGAACGCGCTCCGCGCCGCGGTCCGGGATCCCGGGAGCTTCGCTCTCCAGTCCGCGCACGTCAAGCCGGACGGCTCGATCTGTTACGTGTTCAAGGCGAAGAACGGGTTCGGCGGAACGACTCAAGAGTTCGCGGTCTTCCCCCCTGGGGAGCTCGCACTTACTCAAAAACTTTCCGTGTGGAACGCGCGATGCGCGCACAAACTCGGGGACGATCAGACGGCGCAAGTTATCTCTCGAATGGGGGGACTATGAAGACCAAGACAGCGAAGACACCGAAGGAGATCATCGCGGACCATTACCGGAAGATCGGTCGAGTCGGCGGGCTCGCGAGCACAAAGGCGAAGGCGAAGACGGCGCGCGAGAACGGGAAGCTCGGCGGACGGCCGCGCAAAAAGCTATAATCGGACATCGATTTTCCGAGACCCTGGGGGGCTCCGCGGCTGGACGCGAGCCCCCAATTTTTCGTTACTGAAGTAATTTTCCGCAACCCGCGTCTATAAGGCCGCGCGCGCTCGGGGTAGGCTGGCGGGAATGCCCCCGCAAATCCCTGATGAGGTCCCCCGGACGATCGTCGCCGGGACGACGGTCAAATGGCACCGATCGTTTAACAATTTCCGCGCGTCCGACGGCTGGACGTATCTGTTCTACGCGGTCGGCGCGACCTCGAAATTTCAGATCGCCGGCGCGACGAACCCGGACGAAAACTCCTTCGACATCGTCATCCCCCCGACGCTCACCGCTCCGCTCACCGCTCCCGTTTGGCCGGCGCGCTTCCAATGCGCGGAACGACTCACGAGCTCGGACGATCCCCCGCAGATCGTCGACCCCCGCAAGGACTCGTTACAACTCATGATCGAAGCGAACATCGCGACGGCCGCTCCCGGTTTTTACCTGTCGCATCCCGAACGCGCGCTCGCGCTGATCGAGCCGGAGATCGAGGCGCGGATCGCGCTCGACACCTCGAGCTACTCGGTCGCGCAACGCAACGTCGTAAAAGAGCAGCTCGACCAACTCCGGAAAGCGCGCGGGATGTACCTCGCCGCGATCTATCGATTGCAGCATCCCGGGAAGCTCGGTCCCGGCGTGTCGGTCGCGTTCACGACTGACGGCGACGACGATCGATACCCGCCGACCTGGGTCGACATTACGGGGATCGACGCGTGAAAAAACCGGGCATCGTCGATCGCGTGCTCGGCGTCTTCGGACTCGCCAAGCGGAGCAATGCGACGGTTTACTCGGGTGCTTCCGGGACACGGCTAACGCTCGACTGGATCGCGACGATCCTTTCGGCCGATCAAGAGGTCCGCGGAAATCTTCGTTTGCTCCGCGCGCGCGGCCGGGAGCTGTCGCGAAACAATCCGATCGCGAAGAACTTTCTCAACCTGCTCGCGGCGAACGTCGCCGGACCGAAGGGGATCGGGTACAAGGCGCAAGTTCGGAACGCGTCCGCGGTTTGCCCAAAGTGCAAGGGCACGGCGAAAGAGTCGGACGACTTCGGCGATCCCGTCCCGGGCGGCGGGAAGTGTCCGACGTGCAAGGGCGCCGGCAAACTTCAGGACGTGCTCAGTCGGCCGATCAACAAAAAAATCGAGGCGTGCTGGGTCGAGTGGGGGAAAAAAGGGAATTGCACCGTCGACGGGAAACTCTCGTTTCGACAGGTCCAAGACCTCGTTCTCAAAAACACCGCGACCGATGGCGAGATCTTCGTTCGGATGATCGACGGGTTCCCGAACAAGTGGGGATTTGCGATTCAGCTCATCGACGCGGACCAATGCGATCACCTCTATTCGGTCCCGCCGTCGCCGAAGACGAACGAGATCCGACTCGGCGTCGAGGTCGACAAGTGGGGACGGCCGCTCGCTTACTGGATCAACCCAGGGCATCCGAGCGACCTCGGCGGCTCGCTCATGCGACAGAGGATCCCGGCCGACGAGATCCTTCACATCTACGACCCGGAGCGCGTGTCGCAAACCCGCGGCGTGACGTGGTTCCATCCCGTGATGCTCCAGCTCCGAATGCTCGAGGGCTACATCGAAGCCGAGCTCGTCGCCGCGCGCACCGGCGCCGCGAAAATGGGATGGCTCGAGTACAGCGACGCGGCCGCGTACGAGGCGCCGAACCAAGATCAAAAATTTGTGCTCGACGCGAACCCGGGCACGATCGAGACGCTCCCCCCGGGAATGAAGTTCACCGCATGGGATCCCGATCATCCCGCGAACGCGTTCCCGAATTTCGTCATTACGATTTTGCGACAGATCGCGACCGGGCTCGGCGTGTCGTACAACGCGCTCGCCTCGGACCTCGTCGGCGTTACTTACTCCTCGATGCGATCCGGCTTGCTGATCGAGCGCGATCAATGGAAGCGCGGTCAGTCGTGGCTCGTCGAGGGACTTTGCGAGCCGATCTTCGCGAAGTTTCTCACGTTCGCGCTTCTCTCGGGCGAGCTCGTGCTCGATTCGCGGGACCCGGCAAAGTTCGCCGCGGGCAAGTTCGAGCCGCGCGGCTGGCAATGGGTCGACCCGCTCAAGGACGCGCAGTCGGCGGTCCTTACGATCGGGGCGCGACTCACCTCGCGCGATGCGATTCTCGCCGAGCAGGGCGAGGACTTCGACGAGATGCTCGAGGCGATCCAGCAAGAAGAGCAGCTCGCCGAGGAGCTCGGGATCGATCTCACGCTCCCGGGCGCGAATAAGCCGCTCGGCGGGCCGGCCGATCAGAGCACCGAGGACGACGCGGCGTCCGGCGGCGGCGCCGGATCCGCGACCGACGCCGCGGCGGGTAAGGGCACCAAATCTCAAGCACCGAGGTTAATGTGATGACGACGACAGCGATCGCACCGATCAAAGACGGCGAGCAGCTCGCAATGCAAACCCGCGAATTTTTGATCGAGGGCTTCGTCCGGATGCCGGCGACGAAGCGGAAGAAAGATCCCGCGCGCCTCGAAGCAGAACGCAAAGCCGCGGCCGCGGCCGGCAAAAACGCGGACGACGTTCCCGACGACGAGGACGATCCCGACGCTCCGGACGCGGATCGGTTCGAGATCTCGATCTCGTCCGAGTTCCCCGTTCAACGATGGGGCGCGACCGAAATCCTCGATCATTCGCCCGAAGCGGTCGACCTGTCGCGCGCGAAGACCGGGCTCACTTTTCTCGACTCTCACAAGTCGGATCAGATCATCGGGATCGTCAACGGGATCCAGGTCAAGGACAAGAAGCTCCGCGGCGTCGTGCAGTTTTCGCGGAGCGCAAAAGCGCAAGACGTGAAGCGCGACGTCCTCGACAAGATCCGGAAATACATCTCGGTCGGCTATTCGGTCGAAGAGTACGAGCTCTCGAAGTCGTCGAAGACCGAGGGCGACACGTACCGCGCGACACGCTGGGCGCCGATGGAAGTGAGTTCGGTCGGCGTCCCGGCGGATCCAACCGTCGGGCATGATCGAAAGCAGGGGGAGCGCGGGTTCCCCGTCAAAGTTCGGAGTCTAAACTCGGCCGGGAATCCGGTCGCATCCTTGGAGGGTAATAGCATGGCGGAAACGAGCGTACAGGTCACCGAAACTCGAGCTCTCGCCGTCGAGATCATGGGTCTCGGCGAGCGACACAAGATCGAGCCGAAGCGCGTGTCGGCGTGGATCTCGGAGGGACGATCGGTCGCCGACGTTTCCCGCGAGATCCTCGAGGGCATCGCGAAACAAGCAAAACCGATCGGAACCCCCGCGTCCGAGCAGCGGGACGAGATCGAACTCACGGACAAAGAGCAGCGCGAATACAACCTCGCGCGCGGGATCCTGAAAATGGCGACGGCGCGCGAAAAAGACGAGGACCCCGACAACTGTCTCGAGATCGAGATCTCCCGCACGCTCGAGAAAGCTCAGAACCGCAGCTCGCACGGCGGGCTCTTCGTCCCTTGGTCCGTCAAAAATGTTCACGCGCTCACGCGCGCGGGTCTCGACTCCGCGACCGCGACGAAGGGGAACGAGCTCAAATTCACCGAACCCGGCGCGTTTATCGATTTCCTGTATAACCGGCTCCGCGTGAAAGAACTCGGGGCGCAAACGATCTCGGGACTCCGGGACAATGTCGCGTTCCCGAAGCAGACCGGCCGCGCGACGGGATCTTGGGTCGCGGAAAACCCAGGGACCGACGTCACCGACTCGAACCTGACGCTCGGGCAAGTGCTCTCCTCGCCGAAGACCTACCAGTCGTCGACGAGCTATTCCCGGCAACTGCTCGCGCAAGCCGTCGTCGACGTCGACACGCTTGTTCGACAGGATCTCGCGCGGGACATGGCGATCGCCGTCGACTTCGCGGCGATCGCGGGACCGACCGGCGGGAACTCTCCCGTCGGAGTAATGAACCAATCCGGGATCTCGTCGTTCGTGCTCGCCGCGGATTCGGGGAACGGCGGCGCGCCGACTTACGCCGACGTGCTCCATATGATCGAGGCGCTCGAGAACGCGAACGCCGATCAACTCGGCGACCCGGGATGGCTCACGACTCCGGCGGTCAAGGCCGTATTCAAACTCACGCCGCGGCTCGCGAACACGATCGCGCTCCCCGCGTGGACCGACAACGATCAACTCGCCGGCGAGACGGCGCGGAGCTCGAATCAGGTCCCGAAGACCGGAGTCCGCGGCGCGACCTCGAACAATCACGCGCTCATTCTCGGCGTGTGGTCGACGATGGTAATTGGGATGTGGGGAAGCGGGTTCGAGCTCGTCGTCGATCCCTATCGCCTCAAGAAGCAGGGCATGATCGAGCTTACAACTTTCATGCTCACCGACGTCGCGATCAAGTACGCGGCCGCGTTCGTCGTCGCCGAAGTTCAGCCGGGAGGCTAACAAGCGTTCGCTTCGAGGAGTCGCTCAAGGTGAACTGGGATCCCGGCCGCGAGTTTTGGTTCCCCCTTTCCCGCGGCCGGATCCTTAATTTTCGAGCTGTAGTTGCACAGGAGAAAAAACCGATGCAGAAAACGAAGCTGGCACGAGTGAAACTTTTGCAAGGCGTGCGGATCGCGGGAAAGCACGTCGACGCGGGGAAGACGATCGAAGTCGATCGCGCTCTCTCGAATGATCTTGTCGCGGCGAATCAAGCGATACGGGTCGAGGAAGACGAAGACGACCGGGACGGGCGCGAGCTCGATCGCGAGCAGATGGGCGTCCATATCGAAAACCCGCAGGATCGCGACCCCGGGCATCGCGAGATCCCGACAAAGGGCGCGCGGGTCGTCGACAGACGGCCGACGACGGGTCTCGACACGACCAACTCGCCCACGCGGGGGAACGAACGCACTTAACCGAAAGCTCGCCTCTGTCCATATCGGCGAGCGACGTCAACGAGCGGGCTCTTCTGATCGGCAGAGTCGGAGGAGCTCACAAACCCAGGGGACCGGATGACGACGCTCGCGTTTGACGACTCGACGATCTCGAAGATCACGGCCGACTCGGCGAAGATCGGACTCGCGCTCGCGGTCGTGATCGACGGCGTCGTCGGCGTCGGGTACTTAGACGAGAACGCCGCGGTCCTCGTCGCGGACGGAAACCGCGGCGGCGTGATCGGACCCGTCACGACGATAACGGTCCAGACCTCGGCGTTCCCGACGGGCTCGCTCAAGGTCGACAAGACGATCACCGTCGGCGGCAACTCGTACACGATCCGGAGCGCGCTCCCCGAGGGCGACACGGCGTTTACGAAACTTTTGCTCGGAAGCGTTTGAGCAGCGGACGTTCCGGGGGGAGAGGGAGAGTCCGTTCTCATGCTCCGGACCTGGGAACGGGAAGATCTCCCCTCGGAGCACGGTTTGAAAGAGCTCGATGTCAACGTCGATCAGAGAGCAGATTATCCTCGCGGCCGTCGCGCTGCTCGAGGCGGACGGCGGGCCCGCGGGTCTCACCGTGCATCGGGAGCGGACCCGGCCGCTCGACGCGGACACGCTCCCCGCGATCCTCGTATACGCCGAAGACGACAAACCCGAGCCGCTCGGAAAGCAAGTTTATGCGGCGCCGCTCGTCGTTCGGAATTTGATCTTGCATGTCGAGTGTCGAGCTCTCGGCTCGACGGAACTCCCGCCGGATGCGGCGCTCGATCCGCTCATCGTTTGGGCGGCGCAACAGCTCGCGCAGAACGAACACTTCCCCACGTCGACGACTCCGTCCGTCAATCTCGCGAATGGAATCGTCGAAGGCGGTACAACCTGGCTCTCGAAAGAGGGCGATCAACTCTTCGCGGCCGCGGCGACGCAATGGACCGTGAAATACCGGACGAGTCGGCTCGACCCGACATCCGACACTTAGGAGGGCAAAACAATGCCGGGAATAAAGTACCCGTTTCCGCACGTCCCAATGCTAGGAAAAGGGTCGATCCTGCTCGATCAGCTCGACGTGAACGGCGACCCGACGGGATACCTCCCGATCGGGAACGCGACCAAGTTCGAGACCTCGATGAAGGACGATCGCGCCGAACTCTACCAGTCGTTAAACAAAAACTCGTCGCTGATCGCGAACGCGCTCAAGAAGCGCACGATCACGCTCGCGATCACCGGGACCGATTTCCGTTCGGATATGATGGCCGTCGCCATGATGTCCGCGGGGAAGACGTCGCTCGTCACCGCGGCCGCGACTATCTCGGCCGAGGTCCTACTCGGCGCGACCCCGACCAAGAAGGGGAAGATCGTCCAGCTCGCGAATCGGAATATCGACATGGTCACCGCTCCCCCGGTCGTCAAGTCGGGCGCGACGACGCTCGCGGCGGGGACGGATTACACCGTCATCGATCCGATCGAGGGGCTGATCTTCATCCCGACGACTAGCACAGTCGTCGACTCAAACCCGC